CCTAACAGTGGAACATCCCCTAGTGAAGGATTTGCCATTGATGGCAATGATATCATTTTTGCTGCCGCCCCTGCTACTGATGCTCCTTACTTTATTATCACGTTAGGTAATTCAGTTAATATTGGTACTCCAAGTGATAATACAGTAGCTACAGCTAAACTACAGAACCTTGCAGTTATAACTACTAAGATAGCTGCTGATGCTGTAGATGGTACAAAGATTGCAGACGATGCAGTTGGTGCTGAACATATAGAAGTGTTAGATGCTAATCTTCAGTTTGCAAATAGTGCAAAAGCTCAGTTTGGTACAGGGAATGATTTAGAACTCTACAGTGACGGTACGGATTCATATATCTCGCATACAAAAGGTGATTTATATCTATATGGTGTAAGTACTAGTGACGATATCTATATTTGGTCTAAAGATGATATCTATTTATCTCCTCAAGATGGTGAAAATGGTATAGTAGTAAAAGGAGACGGACCCGTAGAACTCTATAATGATGGTGGAACAGTGTCGTTTCAGACGACGGCTAACGGAGCAAAGGTAATTGGAACTGTTGGCTCATATGCATTAGAAGTTAACCATCCTGATTGGAATACATTACAATTAGTAAATACAAATGCTGATGAATATGGTCCTTATATTGATATGCTTCATCATTCAGCATCTCCCGCAGATGGGGATGAAGCAGGGGAGATCAGATTTTTAGCAAATGATTCTGCAGACGCTCAAACTGTTTTTGGACAGATGCGAGTCGTTTGTACTGATGTTACTCATCCTACAGAAGATGGTCAATTTGAGTTCTTCCTTACAAATGCCGGCACTCTTGAAGAAAAACTTCGCATCACATCAACTGGCTCATTAAAATTACCTGACAATGCAAAGATTGAATTAGGCAACGTCCAAACAGGTTCAGGGGATCTACAAATCTACCATGAGCCCTCACATAATTATATAGATAGCAATAACGGACATCTTTATCTAAGAGCTGAAGATAGTATATTATTACAAACGCAAGTTAGTGATAAAAGTTCTCAAGAAAATTTAGCTAAATTCCTTGAAGACGATGAATGCCAACTCTATTACGACGGTAGTGGTACTCCTAAGCTTGCAACAAAGTCTTGGGGTGTAGATGTAACAGGAGATTGTAGAGCTACTGAATTTAAACTAGAGACTAATAATTACTTAAGTATTGGTTCTAGTAATCAGTTACGCCTCAACCATGATGGTACCAAGAGTTACATCTCCGGAGGAACTGACGGACAAGCAGGAAAATATGTTGTTACTGTTCAAAATGAAGGAAATAATAGCGATAGATATGGTTTAGATATTGTATGTGGTGCTGACGATGCGTCTGGAACAAACTATGTAGTGAGGTTTGGAGATGGGAATAACACTGCTCAAGGTTATATAACATTTAGTGGCGGTACAGTTACCTATGGAGACTTTACAGCCCATCACCCTTGTATTGTTCCTGACTCTGAGAATCCTTCAGATAGTTCTAACGCCTATCCATACGGCACACTATTAGAAACAATAAGTATTGAATATATGCAAAAGAACGGTGCTGATACTGAAAGAGGAATTAGATATAAAGTACAAAAGACTCAAACTGCTAACTCTAGAAAGGTACTAGGTGCTTACGGTGGATCAATGAATGGTGGTCCAGATAATCAAACAAACGAACATCAAGCCTTGGTTTTAGGTGATGGTCATATCCTTGTTAATAATGCTGGTGGAAACATCGAGGTAGGTGATGGTATTTGTTCTTCTGCAACAGCAGGTATAGGACAAAAAGCTACTGCTAACCCTTCAATGATTATAGGTATAGCTCAGGAAGCCGTTACCTTTACTGGTAGTGAAACAAAACTCGTAGCTGTTCAATACGGCTTACAACAATTTATACCTTGGACATAAACTATGGCATTAACAACAGTAAATACTGATGGTATCAAAGATGGTACCATCAAAGATATAGATGTAAAAACCGGTGCAGCGATAGCAGGTACAAAGATTGCTCCTGATTTTGGTAGTCAGAATATAGTTACTACTGGAAAATTATTAGTAGGTACAACCGCATTAGATAGTCTTGGTTCTTCACTTCAGTACAATGCAGGTGTATCTGGATCTTTTATTTGTTTAGGAAGGAATGACACAACAGTAGCAGATACTAATGGAATAGGTGGACTTCGTTTCTTTAGTAACGACACCAATATTAATAGTGGTAATTATTTACGAGTAGGGGAAATTACTTGTGCTGCTGATGGCGATTTCCTTTCTGGAGATGCACCTACAAAAATGACGTTCTCAACCATGACAGATGGGACGACGACGTTAGAAACACGGATGACAATAGATAGTTCGGGGAACGTAGGTATAGGGGAGACCTCGCCAGGTAGTTTACTTCACGTAAAAGAATCAGATACCAGTATTGCACCGCACGCATCTGCACAGATATGTTTAGAAAGAGAGGGAACAAATTATCTTCAGTTCTTAACTGCTGAGACTGGTACGTCAGGTGTCTTATTTGGTGATGGGTCTGATGTTGATGTAGCGAAGATTGTTTATGACCACAATGTTCCATCAATGCAGTTTTATACTGAAACAGCATTAGCAATGACAATAGATAGTAGTCAAAATATAACTGCAGGCGGTACTATACATAGCTCATTACTCTCTTCATCTCAAACAAGTACGGGAGCTATCTTAAAACTTGCACGTACTGGCACGGCAAATGGTGAATACACATTTAAAATGTCTAACGATTACACTACTAACTGTAATCTAAGGATATATGATGAAAAAGAGGGTGCAACTAGACTTACTATAAGTTCTAACGGAGATTTAGGTGTAGGAGTTGGCCCCAGTATTAGATTAGACGTTGGTGATAGTAATGCTGTTGCTTGGTCTACATCTCAATTAGGTTGTCAAGGTCGTATCCAAAATACTTCTACTACTGATGGGTCTGCTGCTGGTCTTCAGTTAAGAGTAAATAATGCTGCTGGAGCTGCAGCTATGCAGTACATCTTTGCTGTCGGCACAACAACTAATTATAAGAGTGATTTAGTTTTTGCAACAAGGACAGCAGCAAGTACTTATCAAGAAAAACTCCGAATACAAAATGGAGGAGGTATATCATTTAACGGGGATACAGCAGCAGCTAATGCTCTGGACGACTATGAACAAGGCACTTTTACTCCTGTTCTTGATTTTCCTAACACAAACAACCAGACCTATACTGAACAAACTGGGCATTATACTAAAATTGGAGATCTGGTAACTGGGAATATTAATATTACTTTTGACATACAAGCTTCAACTGGTGCATTTAGAATTTCTTGTCCATTTACATCAAATAGTGCAAGTACAACAAGAATGTGGGGAATGGCTCTTTATCAATATGGTTTTGATATTCCAACAGGGGGATCGACTCATATCATCTATTATGCAGGTGGTAATACTAGTTATATAAATGCATATTATGTTGGAAGTACTAATTATTCTCATTTAGGAACAGCCGCTACGGCGATAACTGGTGAAATGTGTAGTAGTGCAACTACCTTGAGAATTTACTTTTCATACAGAGTCTAACTATTAGACCGTTAGCACGTCTCAAAACTACGCCGTAAACCTGTTTCGTTCGGAGAACGTCCCTAAATGGCATTAACAGAAACACAAGAGAACGACAAGATTGAAGTCGTCAACAAGTGGAATATTCAGGTCCGCACTGCGACAATAATAAAAAAAGACGGGAATGAATTGACACGTTCCTTTCATAGAAAAGTATTACAACCCGGAACACTTGATGCAAGTGATAACCTAGTTAATACAGACATATCTAAAGAGGACAGCGATGTTCAGGCAATCTGCAACGCTGTATGGACGGATCAAGTCAAAGCAGACTATAAAGCATTCTTAATAGCAAACAAAAACACAACACCTTAAAATGGCAACAAAAACTTGGCAAGTCAACACCCTTCAACGAGAACTAGCTGATGGGTATGTAAATAAAGTTATATACCGTGTTAACGGTGAAGATGGTACATATAAGTTCAGAGCTACTGGTGAAGTAGATCTTCCTAAGCCTGATACTCTAGTACCTTATGGTGATCTAACTGAAGAAGTAGTTCTTGGTTGGGTTAAAGCAAAACTAGATGCAAATAAAGCTGGTACTGTAGCTGCAATTGAAGCAGCTGTAGAGAACGGTGTGAACGAGCAGAAGACTCCAACTACAGGTGTCGGTAAACCTTGGTAGAATAAGAGTACCTACTACTCCTACATCGCTACCCTCGATGCAAATTGAGTTCAAACCACCTACAGCTCGATTTCCATCTTATAAACCAATGGTGATACCTCCAAGTGATTTGGAGTCACCCGAAGGGGTAGAAGCTGAAGCAACAGAACAGCCAGAGCCACCTAAATTACAAATACCTGTATTGGATATTCAAATGCCAATACCTGAGACAGCAGTAGTTGTTACAGCTGTTACTACAGCAGTAGTGGCAGTAGCTACTACTTCTATTACTCAATCTTTATTTGAACCAATTAAAAAGAAAGTTCAAAAACAATTACAAGCTAAAGTTGACAAATGGAAGCAAAAGCGAAAGAAGAAAAAGGACTCTTCGGAAAATTAAAAGATGCTGCAGAAGACCAAGAACATCAAATACAAATCCTTGGGACATTTGTCCGTTTGGGAGTTGTGATTTGGAGTGGTTTTATTATTACATTAAACTACGTAGAAATACCTATGATCAGGAAAAGTCCAGGTGGGGATATAACTTTTCCTGCCAGTATTTTTACTGGAGCATTAGCAACATTTGGCCTAACTACTGGTAACGGTAATAACAAAAAGAACGGTAACGATAAACAAAAGCAATGAAGAAATGGCTTTTACTCTTAGTGCTGGCATCACCCACGGTAGCGAGAGCAGAATTAGTGACCCCGAATTTCACCCAGGGGTCGATGAACAGTACAACCACAACGACCCAAGAAATCGTCGAGGAGATCACGACGACCACTTATGGGTCTGCATTAAACAAATGGAGTGGCGAAAATATCACTCATACATCAGCCTC